CGCCTCAAAATCTGTCTTTTCCGTGAATTTAATTGGGATAACAAGCCCGTTTTCGATGTGCATCCCCGTGGTGAGCGATTTCACATCCTTGACCTGAAATACCTCGCCATGCGGCCTTGCAACTAGCGATAGCTTACATACTGCGGGCGTGTTTGATGTTGTTCCGTTAGAGACATCATACTGCAACAAATAGGCTGTATAGCCCGCCGGTACAGTCCATAGCCCCATTAATGTTTGGTTGTCGCCAACAGCGATTGTGGCGTACTTGTTAGCAGGAACGCCCGTGGTGACAGTGCCGGTGCCCGCATAGATGACCCCTGCGTTTGCCCCTCCAGACCCCGCAGACCGGACAATCATCCGGTTTATCCGAAGATAAGACTGCGTGGTGTTGACCGCCGTCTGCCCATTTAGGGTGACAATCTCTGATATTTCGTTGTAATCGCCATCAAGACCAAACAACTCAACGGTTCTGGCCCCCGTGCCCGCCGAAGCGTCATTGGTGGAGCTACTGGAAACCTTCAACACAGTCGCCGCAGACAGGTATGAATACAGCCCGCCCTCCGACCAAACGGTCTCTACGGAGTTCGCAACTGCTGGATTGTTGCCAAACTTGTAAACAGACTCATGATAAGCAATCTGGCCACGCGCTACCTGTAGCTCAAATGGCTCGCTAGTGCCTATTCGACTAATTGAAGAAACTTCCCGAGCCATAAAAAACCCTTAACTGTAGAAAACAGTTAGCGCAGTAATATTTGTCAAAACACTAATATAAATATCAGAAACTTTTATCCCCTCGTCGGGGATGTTGACCGAGTGCGTTTTGCTTGCAACAAAATCAAGATCCAACACGGTACTGCCGCCGTTGCCATCCGTGACGGTCAAACGTGGAGTACCCGTGGTGGTCAAGACTTGAATCTGGCGAATACGCGCAGGCCCCACACCAGCGGAGCCTGTCCCGGTCAGACGTTTTGCTTTTACGTCTGAATTAGCCATACATTAACCCGCCGATACGGTTAGAACGCCAGAGTTGCTCCAAATTTGACCGGCAACAGAGGGGTCCGATGTTGGAAGGTCCTTGATAATTACAACGCTGTTAGTGCCGTCGTGAGTAATTGAAATGTTTTCAGTTACCGCACCTGTGCTAGCGTTTTTGGAGATGTCTTTAAAGCCGTTTTCAGAACGAACGGGACCGTTGAAAGTGGTGTTAGCCATGGAAGTCTCCTGTCGTGGCAAATGTCATTCGCCCCATGCGAATGTCAGGATACCTGTATTTTATACGGAAAAAGAAAGGGCGGCAAATGCCGCCCTTGTAAGATCCGAAGATCTATTAGGCTCCGGGAGAGCCAAACACGCAACGCCAATCGGAAACGCCGAAACTGTAACGCTCACGCGCCTTGAAGCGCATGTTGCCAGTGTCGAAGTCGCCTTCCATTGCAGTCTTGATGGGGCTTCGGTTAAACATCTTGAAGCCGTTAGGTGCGTCAGTCTTGATGAAGAACGCATCTGTGTCGGTCAAGAAATGGTTAACTACCGCGCCATCTGGGAGCATACCCATAGACTTGGTTGCGTTGAGGTCATTGTCCGCAGTCCCCGGACGCAGATTAGAGTTGATCACCCGCTCTGCAATAAATTGCAGTTCTTTCGGGATAATCATCTTCATACCACGTACCGCGATCTTCAGACCACGCTCATCTGTGAAGCTAGCGATGTCAATCAGCATTTGCTCAAGAGAAGTCTCATTGAGGTCTGCGGCGACTGACAATTGGTTACGCTGGTTACCAGACAGAGAAGGGTGGGCAGACGAACAGAGAGCGGCACCATCTCCAACAGGAGAACCGGTGCTAAAGGCGTTGTTCAGAATTGAAGCGGCCTTAATCTGCTTGGTCTGGGACATGGATCGTGCCAGCGCCTTAGTGTAACGAGACGCAAGGCGGTCATACAAGTTGTCTTCAATCGCCTCTTCGGTGATTGAAAACGCCAGTGCAATGGTTTCGTGAGTATAACGAGCAGTGAAAGTCTCCTGCGCGTCATCAAACGAAATAGCACCACCTTCTGACTTAACCGGCGCAGTGCCGAAGCCAGAGAGCATTACTTCTTCTTCAAAGGCACGATCTGAAGATTCTTCGTCGAAGATTTCAGCGTGTTCCTGTTCGTAGCGGTCGTACTCAAGTCCAAAGAGAGCGTTAAGCCCCGGCTCAAGTTCCTTCGCCAACTGTGCGCGAGAAATAGCCATTACTTAAATCCCCCTTAAATACCAGTTGAGTCAGCAGTGGTTTGAGAATCAAACCGACGACTGCCTGCGTTAAAGTGAGCGTTCAGCCTAACAAGCAGGTGCGCTCCCGCTGACGCGTAATCGTTATTCGCGTCATCATCAACCAGACCTACAATGCGAAGTGGCAGAGTTGCAGTAACGGCAACACTGCTAACACTAAGCTGGGCGCTTGACTTGCCCGTATCGGTAGAACCGCTACGTGCAGAAGTGCCAAGGCTAGCGTTGGCAAACACAGTTGCCAGTGCAGTAGCTCGGTTGGTGAGGGTTGCATCCGCCGCTACGACGAACAGTTGATTGGGGTTGTCAGCTACAAGAGCTTTTACCGGGTAGTTAGTGTCTACTGACACGCTACCTGATCCGGGCCAGTAGTTGAGCCATACAGGCTTCTTCTGGGTAGAATCGTGGTATTGAACCCCGACAAGTACACCGAGGGCTTGCGTAGTGCCGCCCGCAGTGTCTCCAGCTTGGCCAATTACGCCTGCGGCTAGAGGAACAACAATCTCACCATTATAGATGACATCAGTGTTGTTACTGGCAATTTCATACTCAGTAACACCGGTACTGTTAGCACCGCTTCCTACAAGACCAACAGGACGAAGACCAAAGGCAGTTTCTTGATTTGCCATTGTTTAGTTTCTCCGTTCTGTGCGGCCCTATTTTTTGGGGCCGCCGAAAGTTACACGACTCTGGCGCTCGGGTTTTCCGATTGCCATCGTTGGATGAGCGTTTTCTCGCAACATATCGCTTTCAACAGCTTCGATCTGGTCCGCGTTACGTTGAGCAAAATACTCAGCGCGTTCCTGAACTGTTTCCACCGGTATGCGGGCGAGCATCAATCCGCCGACACCAAACACACCTTCATATTTTCCCGAATCAATTACCGGAGCTTCAAACTCTGGATACTCATCTTGACGAACAAGCTCATAGCCTTCTCGCAGTCTTGCCGAAATATTCTTGGTGTCGTCAAAACCCCTTACTTCGGCGCGTATCCAACGATGTCTAAAGCCCTCTGGTGCGGGCGGTGCGTCTAACATAGACGGGGGAGTCCAAGGCTTACGCCGTCCCTGCTTCTCCCTTGACGCTGTTTCACGTGAGGAGCGATTAATGCCCTCAAAGCCTTTCTTCTCTGTGGACATGGTCTTACTCCTTTACGTATTTCGCGTATTCTTCAAGCGGCACTCCCAGTTTTTTAGCAATCGCTACTTGGGTCGGGGAGAGTTTGACCCTTTTACTGCGCCCAGATGATGTGGAGCGTGACACTCCAGCCACATTCTGAGCGGGTTTGCGGCTGGGCGATTGCTCTTCTCCAAACTTATGCGGGAATTCCCGCTTAATTCTAGAGTCAAGCTCATTATAGTAGTCATCGCCTTGAGGATCAAATCCTTCATCCTCAATAAGTTTTTTATGAATACCAAATGCGGCAAACGTCATGGCTTCATCTTGGCCAAACCAAGAGTTTTTCTCGGCCCACTGCTCGGCTTTTGGATCAGGCCGCTGTTGTTGCGGAGCGGCCTGCGGAACAGGTTGCTGTGCAATTGGTTGCTGGGGTTGTTGCGCGCGAGCCTCTGCTTGACGCTGTGCCCTTGCATAACCATCTGCGGCAATAGTGAGATTAGTCAACTCTTTCTGAGCCGTAACCGTAGCGTCCGCGTCACCAAGCTCTACTGCTCGCTTGAGATTGGCTTCTGCCTGCTGTTGCTGAATAGAGATTCGCTGACCATATTCGTTCATGAAACCTTGATCTAAAGTTTCCATGCGCTGACGGATCTTTTCAGCCTCCGATTGCACGTTTTGAGCGTATTTCAATGCCTCTTCACGCTCGCGCTCGGCATCCCGCATTTTCTTGGTCAAGCGATTAATTCGCTTCTGCACAGACTCGCTGTACTGCTCCATTTCCGCCTCTTCCTTGGCAGGAGCTTCTTCCGCGACCTCTACTTCTGGTTGTTGTGTTCCACGTGGAACATCTTCGGGTTGCTCAACTTCAACTTCCGTTTCTTCAGCATCCCCCACGTCTAACTCATACTGAGTATCTTCTGCCGCATTGGCCATGGCTATACCTCCTTACAGGCTAAGAATGTCTTCGGGATCGTCAATAACCGCTAGGATTTCGTCATCATTCAAAATCCTGCATTCCCCGCCACTTATACGGAAACGTGAACCCGCATACCGAGCAAAGATTACCCACTGCTTTTCAGTACACCACGGGCCATCGGGGAATTTGTCAGTGTCTTTGTAACAAAGAGGTCCTTGCTTAACGACATAACCCACAACCGTTTGTATTTGGGTGTCATTAAGGACTTGAGTAGGAAGGTATATTCCACCATCCGTGGTTTCTTTACCACGATAAGGCAGAATCAACATTCTCCAACCAGTAGGCTGGGGCATTCTTTCCAAAAGACTTTTATCCATGGCCTCGGGGTCGAGTACCTTGGGCTTTGGCGCTTTGTAAAGAGATTTGACGCCTTCTGCGGCGGCGTCTAGGTCAATATTTTCAGCTAGATCAGTCATTTAGTTGCTCCTGTTTTTCTAGCAGGCCCGAGAGTTCCTGTGCAATAAAATTCAAAGCCGATATTTCACCCATCAAGTTCTGATACTGTTCCATCGACTTAACGTGGTTGTTTTCTAACAACTCTAAAATTTGAGTGCGGCGATCTTTTACGGCTCTTTGAATAAATTGAGCTAAATATAAAGAATCCACATGCGCTCCATCTTAGAATGTCGTATCTATATAACACGCCATTCTTAAAGGAGCAACTAATATGTCCACATTACGGGGCCGGTGGCGCGTATATCGACGTGAACAAACGTTTTTGCCACTCCGATTCCACCAAAACCCAGTTTTATCGCCTCTTCTACAATTTTTCGCCGCTCAATGCCGTCTTTAACGTAGATGTCCGCCGCTATCCCTTCTGCATGGGTTCCGGGCTTGACTTTTACACCTTCAAGGCTGTGATCAGGGGAGCGATACCCCGAGGTAATATAGAAAGGAAAGCCACAAGCATCGCGAAGCTTGTCTAGCTCTAGCAGAAACTCATGAGAAATATTGTTTTCTCCGGTTTCTGAACAAGCAAACTCTTCCTTAGAAAAGTATTGATATGTCACTCTTTTTTGCCCGACCCTAAAAACAAACCAAAAGCGCCGGTTAAAGCGCCCGTCATGACAGATACAAGCCCCGCTTGTTCTAAGCTTGGATCAGGGAGATCCATAAACCACTCTACAACGCGGTACGTCATGACAATCATGGTAAACATCAAAAAACGCGGCAACAAACGCCAACGATCCAATGTTTCAGGAGTAATCATTTTTCTCTGGAAACGCCTTTGGTTTTCTCAAAGGTTCGTAGACCACCAAGACCGAGCATTCCGAGCAATACTGTAAGTAAGCTTTCCATTTCAAATACAGGAAGTGGAGGGGCCTCAACACCAGAATAAGTAATGACAAATACAGCAAGAGGCTGACCCACAAAGTGCCAAGCCAAAGCAACCCCGCAAGTCCAACCAACAAATGGTCGCCAGCCCGCGACAAACATGCTTTTGTGCGCCGCTTCAGCTTTATTAATTTCAATTTGGCCTTTGGCAAGTTCTTGAGCATGGCGCTCCGACATCGTTGCAATTTCATGCGCCAATCTCGCTCTCTCATCCGCGTCAGGGATAAACTTATCTAACAAGCCCGTAACAGGACCAATCAACGCTTCTAACATCAGAATCCACTCAGTACCGATTGAATTTGTGACGGCGGAATCCCGAAGTAACTTAAAGAGCCAACGCCCTGATCAACAGGGGAAACCGCTCCTTGGTTGTAATATTGTTGAAAACGATAGGCGTCCAACATCTCAGGGGTGGGAGGCACATAGCCCGCTATTGGAGCTTGTGATACAGGAGAAAGATACGGGTTTGTTTGCTCGGGTGCCGTTTGCATCATGGAGCCTGAAGAATACGTGCCCGAAGGATCTGTTACAGGGGACGGAGTTACCGGAGCAGGTGCGCCTTGCCCCGGCTGTCCTATCGGCGTACCTCCAACAGGTGCGTAAGAACCCCCTGATTGCATTTGCTCCAAAAGCGCCCTAAGACCCGTAATCTCTTCTTGCATAGCCGCCAAGGTTTCTTGGTTTGATGAGGGGCCATAACCCACCGGAGTCGTTCCACGAGCAAGTTGAGCCTGACGCGCTAAATAAGACTCGTAGTCTTGTCGCTTGCCCTCTTCCGCTTTACTGGCCGCATAAATTAAGTTTTTGCGAAGATCTTCGCCAGTAATACCTGTGCCCATCCAATACTCAGCACCTTTATCTTCGGCGGCACGGCCAAAAAGCTCGGTATATAACTGATTTAAACGCTCTCTGGAAACGGCCATAATTAACAGCTAGTGAACCGTGAGCCGCGAAGCGCGGCACCCATGCCACGTTTCTTGCCCGTTGTAGACTTGCCCATCGCCGTGTCAGGCGTCTTTTCTGCCTTCGCCACAGCATAAGGAATGGAACCCTGACCTTGAATGTCAGCCTTTGCAACAGGCTTGGGCGGATTAGCGGGTGGAGCGCCGTTTACTTTGACTCTCATTTAATTGTTCCTCATCTTTAGTAACTCTCTTTCAAGAGCCGCATCAATTCTAGCTTGCGTCTGGCGTTCCTGACTAGCCAACCGTTGCTGGAACTCAGTCTGCTTGTTAGCCATACGCTGTTGATCCATCTGCAATTCTGCCTGATCCATCTGCATATCAGCTTGTTGCTTCTGAGCATCCAACTGAAGCTCTTGTTGCTTCAATTGTACCAGAGGATCCGGACCTTGTTGACCTTCGCCCGTTATCTGAGCAGTAAGCTGTTTCAGGTTGCCAAACTCCTGCGCGTTCATCTGAGCAACCATAGACTCCAACTGAAGCTCCAGATCCGGAGTCAACGGCTGACCGCCCGTCTGTTGCAACAACTGCGCCGTCGCCATCTCCTGACACTTGAGCTTCACATGCTCAATAATGTGCTTCTGAAGCGCAATGGCCGCCTGCGGCAACGCTTGCAACATGGGCGACGTGCCAAAGGTCAAGTGCGCCAAAATATGCGCGTCATGATCCTGACCCTCAAACGCCTTCAACTGAACACTATCAATCGTGTCAATGTTCTCTTGCGCCGGATCTTTCGGTATTGGATCTTCCGAAGAAGGTGCAATCAAAATCTTATCTATGTCACTAACACCAAGCGCCTCATACATGCGACGGTACGCCTCATGCAAATCATGAATCTGCGGGGCCTGCATCGCCATCTGTAACTGAGACTGCGCCAAAGAAATGCGCTGTGCCTGCGAAAACGAGTTCGGATTCGACACCGGAACTACATCCACACGGTCGTCAAAGTCCTGACGCATGATCGTCCGATCACCGCCCTCTACAGCATACGGATACTCCTGCGGCAGATACTCCGACATCACCCGTGCCAGAAGCTTAAACTCCTGCTTCATGCTGTAGTGCAGGCGCTTATGCACCGCACTCATGACCCGTGAGCCTTGCTCCAATAACGCTACCGTCGTACCAACAGCCGCCTGCTGATTACCGTCGCCCACCTTCATGTCCGTAATCGTCGCGAACCGACGGCCCGCATCAACCACAAAACCCAAAAGCTGGAACAACGTACTGTCAGGACCCTTGAAAGGCAACGGCATCAACGAATCACGGATCGCGCCACCCGGAGCGTCTACGTCGCGGAACTCTCCCGGCTGAAGGGGTTCTTCGTCATCTCGTACCCTAAGTCCGCGAGCCTTGAAGCCAGCAGGGAGATTAGAGAGAGTGCCAGCATCAATAAGCTGGCGAAGAGCCGCCGTAGCTGTTCGGGACAGGCCGCCAATAGTGTGGATAAGCCCGAGGCCATAAAATCCGAATCCCGGAAGGAATTTATAATGGACAAAATACTGGATCTTTCGTCGCTTTTCATCGTCTTCGCGATAATTTCGTCTAATGGCAAGTACTTGTCCGCTATCCTCACTAACCGTAACAACGTAAGGAACTTTAATTCCTGTTGGTTCACCATCTTCCCCCATGTCTTCAAAGCCGGGCAGATCAAGATTGACGTGGCACTCCAACAAGGTGCAGTCATAATCAATGTTGCTAGGCTCTACCCCATCCAACTTGTTCATCGTGTCCGTGACTTCATCGTCACTAGACTGAGATGGAATAACAGGAATGTCTTTATAGAACCCCATGACCTGACGAATACGCAGGTCATTCATTGACATCTTTACTACCTGCGTAATGTTCTCGCAGGAATCAAGATCACTAGCGCCATACGGCACCACAATGTCCTCTGCTGGGACAAACTTGCTTACCGCCCGGTCAATCGCCTCGTCATAGTAAACTTTCTTGAAAGTTGACCCCGCCAAAGGCAAATAAAACAACATCTGATCAAATTCAGGCGTGTACTCCTCCATCACGTTCGTGATGTAGTAGTTCATAAAATCCTTAACACGGTGCGACTGCGCCTCACTGTCCTTGGTCTTCTCACCAACAACATGCGTCCTGACCGGACCAGAAGGCGGCAATAGCTCGTTAAATGCCTGCGCCTGAAACTGTGTGGCCGCTTCCGCCAACAACGGGTGCGTTACACCCGTCGCACCCCGAAACGGCATCGTGCGCTCCTCGTAAGTGTAACCAAGAAGCTCCAAACCCTTTGAATACGCGTCTTCCCATTCAGAACGAGAAGATTTATTAGCCTCAAAATCCCCTAAAAGCTCTGAAGAAAGTTGGCCCAACGCTCTATCGTCCAACTCCTCTGCCAAGTTGCCATAGAAATCACCGTCAGAACCACCAAGCATGGCCATCGGATCAAAGTCGATAGTAACTCCACCATCTTCGTCCTCCTCAATTTCTATGCCTTCCGGCAAGATTTCATTGACAGAACCTACAAAAGTGCCCGGTGCGGCCACCTCAATGTCCAATTCCATCTCTTCTTCGGTAACTTCCGGCATCATCGCCGTACTGTCCATCAAAGAAGAAAGTTGTGATTTGTCGTCACCGTTAGCCATCAGGCTCTCCTAATATACGGGGCATATGCGCCTACGCCGCGTCGGATATCATCATACCCTCGGAACAGGTTTCGTGCTACAGGGGCCATAGAACCCACGCCGCCGCCCATAGCGTAATTTTTAACAGCGGCCTCCGATTCACGCTCTTGTCGCTCTTCCACGCGCTCTTGGTTTTCTTCCGGAAGATCTTCGTTGTATTCTTTTAAATCTTCATACTCATTTAAAAGTTTAATCGCTGGCGATTCTTTTATACGGGCGCGAATGTATTGATCTCTGTCTTCTTGTATTCCCTGTCGCGTGGACCGTGCGCCACGGTCCCATTCGTCTCCAAATATTATTGAACCGACCCCGTATCCGGGATTGTCTCTTTCAAACCGCAAGTCAGAACGAAAATAATCAAGAGTTTCAGAGCCAGTTTTCTTTTTATACGAGCTATCAAGCATCTCAAATAACTGCCGCTCGTCCAGCGCCGTCAAAAGATCGGCAACACGGTTTTTTCTTTCTGACAATCCGGGAAAATTTCTATGTCGATATTCGTGTGCATAGATGAAAGGCTTGGCGTATTTGTCAACAGCGTTCACAGTTCCCGATTCTGGAATTACCGTATACATTACAGGGCCGTAACTATTTTCTGTCTTGTAAAGAAAATCTATGGGATATTTGTCTAAAAAAGTGCCTTCCGGGTATTCTTCGTCTGGAGGGGGATAAAAGCCCCTTAACACCTTGTTTGGGCCAGACATAGGAGTACTATACGAAGCAATGTTAGGAAACCCATGATACCGAGCAATAGACGGGTCTATGTCCGCCGCATAGTTGCTTTGAGCGGCGACTTCAATAGCAAACTCATTATCAAAAGCTTCGTCACGTAAACGCTGGCGTTCTAAAGCTTCTAAAAAAGCAGGCTCTTGCTCCACTTCTCCGCCATTAGCATAGCCGCTCGGATCGTCAGTATTGACCTGACCTTTCTCCACTAGCTCTAAAATCATGGATTCCGCTTCTGTTTTGTTTTGAGCCGGAAGACTAAAACCAATATCATTGTTTTCTAAGTCCATGCGGCGAGAAACAATAGGACCGCCCGCTAAGGGGCGATACTCTCTCGCGTCAGCGAAAAACTTAGCTAGATCGGGGTTATCCGTTTTTGAAGCAAGCCAACCTAACGCCACATGACGCGCGGCATCTCTTTGCGGAACAGACAAACCATATCTTTCCCCAATAGACGACGCCCAATCAGTATCTTGCTTTGGTATTCCTAAATAATTCGCGGTGCCTGCTTCTAACCCATTCTCTAAAACTTGCTTAAACAACGCGCCTATGCCGCTAGAAGTGGTTTCAGTAGCCATTATCGGGCCATGGGCATGATGCCCTGTTGCATTACTGGGGCCGTGGGCCGTGGTGCGAGTTTCGCGAGGTTACGACGAAGAGTCGCCTTTGACCGCTCGGGGTTCAAGAAAGACTCAATGCCTTCACCAGTAGTCCGCATGTTGGCCATGTCACCACTGTAAACATCGACAATGCCACCCTCGGCAAAGCCCGTTTCAGCCCGGCCTTTGTTAAAACTGGGCGACGAGGTGTAGTTAACGTCTTCAACACCATAAGACGTTACCGATCCGTCCTCGTTGACAAAATATTGCTTGTCGCCAATACGAACGGTTTGTCTGTTCCCCCCAATTTTATACACGTTGCCCGCTTCGTCCGTAACAGAGCGAGTGTACGTGCCGCCGCCCGTCAGATTGCTACGAACACGCTCAACGTCCGTCATCAAACGCGGGTCAATGTAAGAGGGCACCGACTGCTGTTCCCTAAGCCCTTGAAGCTCCGCGTCACTAATCGTGCTGTAAATACCAAAACGCGGGTCATACGCTAACGTAGAACCTTCACCGTAACGACCTTGTTGGCCGCTCAACAAAGACGCAAAGTCTTCCGCCGTCAAATCCTGACGAGAACCCGCAAGTGCATTTAAGCCTGAAACAAGCCCTCTCTTTCCAAAAAGATACGGATCCTGATCCCTAAACGCCGAAATATTTTGATACCCAGAAAGCGGTCCCGTGGGCACTGTAGTAGTTTCCACGGTATCCGTAGTTGAGGTAGTTGGGGTGGTCGTAGCGGTGGTGGTGTCAGTCGTACCCGTTACAGCACTCTCGTCTACCGTAATTCCAGTGCCGCCAGTACCTTGAGTGGTGTTAACTACTTCAGCCTCATCCACAACAGGGTCTACCGCTTTGGCTTTTTCCGTTTCAAAAACTAAGTCCGTGCCTGCGGTGGTTCCCGTGTCAACATTAACTGTAGGAGGACGATAAGAATAAGACGTCGTTACTTGACCAGTGTATGGGTTGACTCTCTCAAAACCGCCTTCCGGATAAGGATCAAAACGATCATACAAATTAGGCTGTTCAGAAGACGAAACTAAAACATCCGACAGACTGTAGTACGGTTGCTCCGCCGTGCCGCCCGTCGGGGGCTGGCCAATGAACACGGGCCGTGATGCGGCAGTGCCATTTCCGTAGTTTTGTCCGGGTGTCGTCGGAGTGCTGTACTCGTTTAAAAAACTTTGGCTCGGCGTAAAATAACCGCCCGCCGTACTGGCATTATTGACAATGTCATAAAGACGGCGGAGGGTTGCTTGATTTTCTGAAGTTAACCCTGAACCAATCGAAGATTGGTCTAACTGCCTGTCTGGGTTCATGAGGTGAACATTGAGCCAATCCGATTGCCCACCTTCATTGGTGTCTGTAAACCACTCGGTCAACCAATCATAGTCAGTCTTTCCCTCACTATGCTCTGTATCAAGCAAACCAAGAAGTTTTAGGCCCTCAACAAATTGCCGGTTAGTAACGCCTTCCACAAAGACAACTTGACCGGCGTCGTTAATCCTCATGTAGTCCGGCAAGACTTGGGGTCTAACGGTGAGATTACCTCTTGTAACATTCACGTTTCCGCCAGAAAAATTAAAAGCTTGCAAATAATTTTGGTAGGCAACTTTAGCGGCTAGTCCGCCAACAAGGCCTCCGGGGTTACCGCCATAGGCCGCTACAAACTCTTCAAACGACATGGGAGCGCCCGCGCCGCCAGAGGTGCCTACAGGAGGTACTCCGGAGCCGCCCCCGTCATCCAGTTTAACATCGCCGCCTTGTTGAAACTTTTTGGCAAAACTGCCAATACCGGAGTACATCGACATAAAGGTTACCCGTAATATTGCATCGGTCGGAGATTGGCAGACTCATCTTCCCAATAATCCGACGGCAGTTGTACAAAATTGCCCTGTCGATACCGCATCAAGGCCTGCGTGGTGCTGTCCA